CAAATCCGGCTCAGCTTGTTGGCCTGATATGACTGGACTTGGTGGATATCTGCTCGCGGCGCTCGACAGCCTTTTCAAACGCCTGACCGGGAACGAGCGTCTGCTCTAGTTAGCTTCTGACGCCTGATTGCGCCCGAAGTAGAAGCCCAGGATCAGCAGCATCCCGTCCTTGAACATGGACGCCACCAGCATGACCGCATCGGCGTAACGCTCGGCAACCATATCGCCCAGCCAGGCGATCACCGGCAGGAACAACAGGTTTCCGGCCAGGAAACCGAGGGCGAGGATGGTCGTGGTGCGCGGCAGGTTGATCACCTGCGGCCACCAGCGGGGCGGTTTGCGGCTCATGTCGATGCTCCTCGACGGCGCGGACGCGGCGGCGTCGCCGGCAGTTCGATCGCCTTGCTCGCTCGGTCAGTGACGATGTTGGAGAGCGATCGCTGAAGGCCGCTCACGTCGCGGCTGATGTGGCTGATATCGCCCTGCGCAGTGTCCATCTGGACCGTCAGTTTGGTCACGGCGTCACGGATGCCTTGCAGCGCCGATCCGTCCCGCTCCAGCGTCGTCACCCTTTGGGACAGACGCCCCAGCATGAAGGCGAAGACCGCCACCTGGACGAACAGCCCCGCGCATAGGCTCGCCATGGCCAGCCAGACAGATGGCGTCATGCGCCGCCCTCCCCTTTCGATTGTCATGAAACGGCCCGCCCGAGGCGAACCGGGTTCGTCAGGCTTCTGGCTCGGCCAGGGCCTCCGGCGCTGGCGTCGGCTGCAATGACTGGACCCGCGCCTGGGCGGCGGAAAGACCACTCTCCATCGACGTGACGATGCGCTGAAGCATCTGCTTCGTGCCCTCGGCGCCCTGCGCTCCGAGCGGGCGCGGCAGGTCGTCCACGCTATCGGCAATGGCGGCCTTCAATCCGGACAAGAAGGCAACCGACTGTTCCCCCGAAAGGAGGGAGACGGCTGCGTTCGCGGACGGCAGTCGAGCAGCCTTGGCGGCTTCCGCTGCGGCAGCCATGGCGGCTTCAGCGGCGGCAAGCTTTTCAGCGTCTGTTTGCGTCATAGCTATCAGCCCTTCTCTAGTTATGTTCGCTACGGCCGGAGCCGGTCGTTCGATCATCGCCGCCACGATGGCGGGGAGACCTTTGAGCGTTCACCCAGAAGATCAGGGCTATGACGCCCAAAAACAGGGCTAAACCGAGATAGATCATCGGCTGCATGGTTCACTCCTCGTTGTAGAAAATCTCGACCTCGATCACGACATTCCCCGTGTTCCCGGCCGCGTCTCTGGCAGAGCACCCGAAGACGGCCCGCTTGGTCTGATTGGTCAGGTTGGTGTCGAAAGACAGAATGTGCCTGTAGGGCGCAGTGGAAGCCGTAGACCGCACAGGGAAAGCCTCGATCGAAGCATCCCCGCTCATGCGGTAGACAATGAAGTCAACCGGCCCCACGGCCCCGACCGCTTCAACCGTGACGTTGGCAGTGCCGACCGAGCCCGGTCCCGTACGTGAAGCGCTGATGTACATATGAGACGACTTCACGTGGAAGCCGACCCCGCTGGTGTTGTCGAAGTTGTAGGGAGCAGTGGTCATTCGACCGCTGTACCCGTTGGCTGTCGTCATGGCGCCGAGCGCAATGCCAACCGGCCCCCACCATTCCCGTAGGTTCGCATTGGCGCCGAACGGCGCGCCATCCGCCCGGACGTAAACGGTCGATCCCTCGACAGTCTGCCAGGTGTCTGTCGCATCGTCGAAGACGGTATTGCCGCCGAAATAAATCTGCTCCGCGCCGAAGGCCACATACGCGCCCCCCAGAGCCGATACAGCCTCGATGATTGCGGGCTTGCTGCCTGACGCCTCCGACTTGATGCGCCAGGTAGCTATGGCTTGCTGGTTCTCCAGATCGACGATGGCGAGGGACTGTTCGGTGACCATAGCCCCAAGGCTCGAAACGGCCGCGTCTTCACGATAGCTGGTGCTGATGCTGCCGGGCTGAAGCATCGCCCTCGCCCAGGAAGCAGTCGTGAAGTTCTGAAGAAGCACCCGCGCTTTCGTGATTCCCAACCCGACTGGGGCAGCGAAGGTCGCCTCGACCCGCTGCCCCCAGGTGAACGCCCGAAGGTCTATACCGCTATCTGCAATGTATCCGCTGGCGCCGTGATACTCGACTTGCACCCGAGACCCGTTGCCTGAGGCGCCCTCGATGCTGACGACGAAAGGCGCCCCCGCCTCAATGGCTACGTCGAAATACCGGAAGGAACCGGGAGCCGTGGAGAATGTGTAATCGCCGAGGGTCGGGTAGTTGTCATCGACCCAAGCCCCTCCGAAGAAGTCAGCCATCACTTCACCCCCTTACGCAGCACGTCCGGACGTTGGCAGAAGTACAGCGGGTAGCTGTACAGCTCGCCGCGGGTCCACGCCTGACGGTCCCGGTCAGGGATGTTCATGGCGTAGGTGTCCTGGCCCAGCGTGTTCACGTACGGGCCGAACTCCGCCGGAGCCATGGCCTTCTTGAAGACATCCTTGGCGCCGACCGGGAAGAACTTGGCCTCGTCCGGATCGATGGCGACGGTCGAGTTGTCGTCCGTACCCCGGTAGTTGTGCCAGGTGATCCCGCCGTAGGTGAACGCCTGCCAGGTGCGATCCTGACGCAGGTCCGCAGCAGCCGCCCAGTTCTGGTACGTCTTCTCGACTTCCGGATGCGTGATCAGCGCGTCGTAGAAGGCATCGCCGACGAGGGCGTGGATGGTAGTGCCCGGCGTGAAGGCGCCGCCGGCCGAACGCGACATGGAGCGGATGACCTCGGCCGTCTTCAGACGGATCGCGCCAGTGCCGGGATTGGCGTTGTCCAGGTCGAAGTCGATAGCCGGGGCTTCGGTGACGCCGAACTCGGTGAAGTAGTTGTAGATCACCGTAGTCCCGTCCGCGTCCAGCAGGAGGCCCTGCAGGGCGCCCAAGCGGTGGAACTCGTGCGTCAGGTCCATGTCGTCGCGAACCGAAGCCATGCGCTTCAGATACTCGGCCTGGACCTGGGCGAACTCCGTCTCGGAGCCGAAGGCGCGGATGCCCTGGATCTCCTCGGCGTAGAGGGTGAAGCCCTCGGCCAGACGCGTGGTCTTCAGCGGCACCGCATTGCGCGGGTCCACGACCAGCTCCTTGGGCGGAGCACCGACCGGGCTCGACGGAATCAGTGTCAGCTTGCCCTCGCGACGGTCCACGAAGACCGTGCGGGTGCGAACTGGCATGGGCTCGAAGATGTTCAGCGAGCCCAGCAGCTGGGGCTTGTAGCCGACCTTGTTGACCGCGCCGGTGAGCGAAGTCATCGAGAAGGCCGACGAGTTGAAGATGTCCATGGACGCCATGGTGTCTGCCCTCCTTAGCGGACGATGATGCCGAGGGCTTTCAGCGCCGCGTTGGCCGTGGCCTTCGCAGCGTCATCCGCCCCAGCTTGGTAGATCAGGTGCGCGCCGTTCAATTCGGCATCGCGCACGACGATGGTCTTCTTGACCGTGCCTACGGCCGCCTCGAACAGGATGCCCGCGACCGTTTCAGCGCCGGTCGAAGCAGCCGGGTCGTAGCGGACGAAGTTGCCGCCCGCGGTCAGCTTTCCGAGGATGGTGCCGGCCAGCAGGCCGGGCGCGGCGCCCGCGGCAACAGTGCCGACATCACGCGAGCGGTACATGCCGTTGGCTTCCGACACGATGAAGTTGGCCGTGCCGCGGTTCTCGTTGAGTTGAGCCATGGCTTAGGCCCCCTTCTTGATCAGATCGACGCCGGCGCGATCGAAGACCGCGTCGCTCCAGGCGTCGTTCGCGTTGATGGAGTGATCCTGTGACTGGATGGCGTGACGCACGGTGTCGTCCTTGGCGTTCACGACCTTCAAGTCCCAGGCAGCGTCGACGTAGGCTTCGGACTTGTCCTTCACCGCATCGCCCAGGACCGCGCGCTTGATCTCGGCGATGGACTTGCCGTCGGTGACGACCTTCGGATCCAGGGCCTTGGCCTTGGTGACGACGGCGGCGCGGTCAGCGACCAGCGCGTCCAGAGCGGCGTCCTCGACGACCTTCTTCCTGGTCTCTTCGAGTTCGACGTCCTTCTTGGCCAGTTCGGCGTCCTTGTCCGCGATGGCCTTGGCGTGATTGGCGTTCGCGGTCTCGAGGGCCTTGGCGGACTGATCCAGCAGCCCCTTCAGCTTGTTGATCGCGGCCTCGCCCGCGTCCGTGGTCTCGACCGGGAGGCCGTCCACGATAATGGTCTTGAGCGTCATGCGACGGTCTCCATGGTGGCTGGGCGCTTTGGGGGAGCCGGTCTCGGGGGCGCCCTGGTCCCCGATGCGGCATTCCGATCCGGCCCGGCCTCGCGCCACGATGGCGAGGTGGTTGCCGCGGATGTCTGTCTGGATGGCGTCGTAGGCCTCGCCCTGGGGCGTCGTGCCGGCGTCGAAGACGATCTTGCTCTGGTAGCCGCAGGACAGTTCGCGCTTGCCCGCCTTCACGTCCTCAATGGCGGCTTGGTCCATCACGACCATGGGCACGCGGATGAAGTCGCCGTCGCGGGCGATCTCATTGCCCGTCATGCCGACGCTGTGCGCCTTCCAGTTCGTAGCGGAGACCGCCTCGGCGGGGTGGTCGTTGGTCACCGGCCGATGGGCGAAGCTGGCCAGGGCGTCGGACGAGAAGACTTCGCTCTCAGGCCGGAAGACGCGGACGATGGCCTTGTCCCGGAACCCTGCCTTGTTCTCCGGGTCCACTTCCTTGCCCGTGTAGAGCTGGATGCCCGTGCGCGCGATCTTGGCGTCGGCCACGAGGTATCCATCCCGCGTGAGCCGAGGCTCGCCGAGGGTAACGGCATCGAACAGTTGCATTGAAAACCTCGTCGCCAGGTCGCGTTTGCCTTTCGTTCCCGCTGACATCAGCAGAGGAAAAGGCTCAGGTGCGCGTTTGGGAGGGAGAATTGAATGTCGTCAGCGCTGGAGAGCGAGAAGCTAGATCCGGAAGATTTTGCAACATGGCCGGATGTCTTGAACGTCTTGGACCGCCATGATGCCTATTGGGGATGGCTCCGAGAGGAACAGGTCAACGGTGGTGCCGCTTCAATACGCGACCGAATATTGAACGCTTCTCGGATAATCCGGCGCCAACTGGCGACTTTACAAGCGCAGAACCACCAACTGAGAGCTGGCGTTAACCAGATCAACAACGCTTCCGATCTCGTCCACCCAGCCTCGCCCCTCGCCATCCTGTTTGACGATGCCAAAGAAGCGGCCGGCACCTCCGCAGCGTTATTTGCCTTAGGGTTCAAAGCCGGCTGGGTGGGGCTATCAGAGGCCCACACGCCCGAGGATCTGGCCGGTGCAATGTGGCTGGTCTCGCCCGCTACAGCTTCTCACGCCGCGTTTAGCGAACAACTTCGGCGAGAACGTGCAAACTTACGCAAGACTGTACGACAGATTGCAGACGAAGCTCAGCAGGCCGCCGACATTGCTGATGCGGAGTGGAAGGCGATTTTAACGAGAGCTCAGCAAGTAGCGCAACGATGGGCTGCTGGCAGGAGCCGAAAGCTCCGCGCGGCCAGCCGCACCTGGCGCGATCGGCATGCAAACTCAGAGGCGAGTATCAGGGCTGTTGAAATGGCCTATCGTGAACAGATGGGCTTGGCGGCACCGGTCGACTATTGGAAGAACAAGGCCTCGGAGCACCAGACGGCGGAAGACAAAGCCCGCAACCGAGTGGTGTTGTTCTTTCCTGCCGCATTCATTTCGATCGTTCTGCTTTTCGGACTGAGCGCGTGGGCTCTGATCGAATTTGCCGCTCGGGCCAAGGGGGGGACGTTGCCCTCAGGCATCTACATTATCGCTTCTGCGGGTCTCGCATCCGCTGCGGGAATCCAGTTCTGGGTGGGAAGACTGCTCACGAAACTGTACCTGAGCCAACATCATCTTAGGCACGACGCCCATGAACGCGCGACCATGACCGAGACTTATCTGGCGCTGATAGAAAATGAAGCGGCCAATCCGGAGGATAAGCAGATTATTCTCAATGCGTTGTTCCGCTCGACACCGGACGGCATCGTGAAGGAGGAAGGCGGGATAGATCCTGGATTAGCCGCGGCGCTGGGAAGGCTGCTCGCTCGCCCCTGATGCAGCCAGCTCGTCAGCCCCGTGCCCGTCCTGCTCCCCGAGCTTGCCGTACTCCTCAATGGCGGCTTCCAACCCAGCCAGCGAGCCGTCCTCGACCAGTTCGTTGACCAAGGCATCCGACAGCGCCTCGATGGGCATGAGCGGCTCTGACGTTCCGCCATTGCCCGCGATGGTGCGCGCGGCGTCGGACTTGGTTTTGAAGATGTCGGCCTTGTCCTTCTCTGACAGCTGCCAGAGCGGGTTCCAGTCGTAGTGGATGGCCGGGTCGCGGGCGCCCGTGGCCGAGCGAATCAGGGCCTCGTCCAGCCGCGTCAGAGCGGGCCCCATCTCCAGCGTCTGCCCGGCGGCGATGCGGTCGTAATAGTTGCGCAGATCGCTCTCGCCCGCGCTGTTCAGGCCGCCCGGCGACATGCCCATGAAGCGGGTCATCGGAATATCTGCCGCGCCAGCGGCGTGCTGGTCGTAGCGGTCGAGCAGGTCAGGCAGAGATGCGAAGCTTACGGCCTTGCGGGCGTAGGTGTTCTTGGCGTCCAGAACGAGGGCGCGAAGGTTCGACTTGGCGTCCAGGTTTAGTTTCAGCAGATCGCGGACCTTGTCCTCGCCGCCAGCCATCTTGAGGATTTCGGCCAGGCCCTCGATCGACACGACGTCGACGTTGGCCTCGAAGATCAGGCTGTTGATGTTGGCCGACGCGCTCTCTGCCTGCTTCACCGCGGGCATGACCGACACAAGCACGCTGTCGCCCCAGCCGAAGGCGCTGGACGCTATGTCACGGTCAGGTAGTTCGGCGCCGTAGAAGGTCGTCAGCCGCGAAGGGTGGATACGGGCCTGCCCCGTGGCGCCGCCCGCGACGGTGAACTCCTTCGGCATCCCGAAGAACTCGGACATGGGGTCCGTCTCAAGATCGCCCGGCACCAACTGGCGTGGCGTGAACACCGTGTGGGAATGACGACCAAGGCTGCATTCACCATCGCGGACATCAAGCGCGCAATCATGGCTATGCAGAAGGCCGGCCAGCCGGTCGCCGCCGTTGACTTCCCGAAAGAGGGAGGGTTCCGTCTCGTCCTCGGAGAGCCGCCGGTTGTCGCGGCGCCATTTGGGGCGGGCACGAACGAGTGGGACTCTGTTCTCCCGCAATGACGGGCATGGCCAAAATCGAGATCGCCTATGTGAAGGCGTACAAGGACCGGCACGGCCGTATGCGGTACTACTACCGCCGTCGCGGCCTGCCGTCTGTTGCCCTACCCGGCGAGCCCGGTACAGCCGAGTTTATGGCGGCCTACGCAGAAGCTGACGCCCGCGCGCCGCGCACGAACGCCGAGACGGTAGCCGCGACAGTCAGGGCGCGCATCCAGCCTCGCTCGATCAACGCCCTCATCATCGAATACTATCGGACGCCAGAGTTCAGAGAACTGGCCGACAGCACCAAGCGAGCGTACCGGGGACAGCTCGACCGCTTCCGGGCCAAGCACGGCGACAAGAGCGCCCTGGGCGTTCAGACTCCCCACCTGGAAGCTATCTTCATGTCGATGGGCGATACGCCTGAGGCAGCTGCCAATCTCCGCAAGCGCTTGCGCCGCGTGTTCCGCCTCGCCGTCCGCCTGGGCTGGCGCGAAGAGAATCCGGTCACCGAAACCGAAGTCACCCGTAAACGCGATCGAGGCATAAAGGGCTGGTCGGACGATCAGATCCTGCAGTTCGAGAAGCGCTGGGCTGCAGGCACCCGCGAGCGCCTTGCCTTCGCCCTGTGCCTCTACACCGGCCAGCGTCGCTCCGATGTGGTTCGGATGGGCCGTCAGCACGTCAAGGACGGCCGCATCAGCGTTGCCCAGCAGAAAACCGCTGAGCGCCTGAAAATCCGCATCCATGCCAAGCTGGATGAGGAAATCACGGCTTACGATGCCCTGCACCCGGGCGCTGGCGATCATCTGACCTATCTCACAACGACCCAGGGCGCCGCGTTCTCAGTCGAGGGCTTCGGCAACTTCTTCCGTGAAGCCTGCGCGGCGGCCGGGCTCAAAGGCAAGAGCCCTCACGGCCTACGTAAGGCAGCAGGCCGCAGGCTGGCCGAAGCGGGCTGCACTGAGAAGCAAATCGCGGCGATCTTGGGCCACCGCAGCCTCAACGAGGTTGCTCGCTACACCCGCGAAGCAAGCCAAGTCGCCCTCGCAGACGACGCCATGACGATGCTTGAAAAGGCCGAAACGAGAACAGGCGGTGTCTAACCGGTTAGACACTCACCCCTCATCTCCCTGAATTAAAACAGGAAAACAGGAGGGGTGGCGACCCCGGGAGGACTCCAACCTCCGACCTCGGCTTTAGGAAAGCCTTGCTCTATGCAGCTGAGCTACGGGGCCACGGCGTCACTGCCTAAAGGAGGTTGCAGCGTCAGGGAAGCCCTTGCGGTCGCCCGTCACGTCACAGCATGCGCGCGGCCGTTCCGCCTTGTGGTTAAAGGCCGTTAAGCTACAATCTCTAGTATGGAACAAAGCCTGAATCGACGGACGTCGCCGATTCGGTCATGATTCGTTTCGCCCGTGTTCCAGCGTGCGGTAAGGTTCCGCTTACCATTCGCCCCTGCCCTAGACATTCACGCTCGCCCCTCCCTCCGCGCCGCTTGTGAAAGCCTTCAGTGTTCGCCACCTTGGGCCGGTCATGAGCGACCGTTCCGCAGGCATGGCTCCATCGCGCGTCACGGCGATCCTGGGCCCCACCAACACCGGCAAGACCCATCTGGCGGTCGAACGGATGCTGGGTCACGCCTCGGGCATGATCGGCCTGCCGCTGCGGCTGCTGGCCCGCGAGATCTATGAGCGGATCGTCAAACGGCGCGGGGCGGCCTCGGTCGCCCTGATCACCGGCGAGGAGAAGATCGTCCCGCCGCGCCCCGCCTATTTCGTCTGCACGGTCGAGGCCATGCCGCTGGAGCGGTCGGTCGATTTTCTGGCGGTGGACGAGATCCAGCTGGTCGCCGATCCCGAGCGCGGCCACGTCTTCACCCAGAGGTTGCTGCACGCGCGCGGCCGGTTTGAGACCATGTTCCTGGGCGCCGGGACGATGGCGCCGCTGATGCGGTCGCTGGTTCCGGGCGCGGAGATCGTCACCCGCGACCGGCTGTCGACGCTGAGCTACGCCGGATCGAAGAAGCTGACCCGCCTGCCGCGCCGCAGCGCCGTCGTCGCCTTCTCGACCGAGCAGGTCTACGCCATCGCCGAACTGCTGCGCCGTCAGAGGGGCGGGGCGGCCGTGGTCATGGGCTCGCTCAGCCCCCGCACCCGCAACGCCCAGGTCGAGCTGTTCCAGTCGGGCGAGGTGGACTTCCTGGTCGCCACCGACGCCATCGGCATGGGGCTGAACATGGACGTGGACCATGTGGCCTTCGCCGGTTTGAGGAAGTTCGACGGGCGGCGCACCCGCTGGCTGCACGCCGCCGAGATCGGCCAGATCGCCGGGCGCGCGGGGCGGCACCTGCGCGACGGCACCTTCGGCGTCACCGGCGAGGCCGAAGAGCTAGACGAGGATCTGGTCGAACAGGTGGTCGAGCATCGCTTCGACCCGGTCGAGGCGGCCGAGTGGCGCAGCGGGCGGCTGGACTTCGATACGCTGCCTGACCTGTTGCGGTCGCTGACCGCGACGCCGGACCGGCAGGGGCTGCGGCTGACGGCTCAGGCGCTGGACGAGACCCTGCTGCGGCGCTTTGCGGTCGATGAGGACGTCCGGAAGATAGCCCGTTCGCGCGGCGCCCTGATGCGTCTGTGGGAGGCGTGCCAGTTGCCCGACTTCCAGAAGACGACGCTGGACGAGCACGCCCGTCTGTCAAAGGAGGTCTTCACCGCCCTGACCAGCCGCCGCGGGCGGCTGACCGAGGAATGGGTCGCGCCGCGTTTCAACGATCTGGACCGCGACGACGGGCAGATCGACCAGCTGTCGGCGCGGCTGTCGGGGGTGCGGACCCTCAGCTACATCGCCAACCGGCCCGACTGGCTGGCGGGCGCGCAGGAATGGCGCGACCGAACCAAGGCGCTGGAGGAACGGCTCAGCGACGTGCTGCACGAGCGGCTGACGGCGCGCTTCGTCGACCGGCGCACGGCGGCGCTGATGCGGGCGCTGAACGTGCGCTCCGACGTGCTGGCGGGCGTGGCCGACGACGGCGAGGTCACGGTCGAGGGCGAAGTGGTCGGCCATCTGGACGGGGTGTGCTTCACCGTCGACGCAGGCGGATCGGCCCTGGCCGATCGGGCGCTGCGGCAGGCGGCGACGCGCGCCGTGGGGCCGGAGGTGGCCCGACGTCTGGGGCGGCTGGCGGCGGATGAGGACGCGGCCTTTTCCGTCACGCCCGACGGCGGGGTGCTGTGGAACGGCGCCCTGACCGGGCGCATCATCAATGAAGACCCCTTCTCGCCGCGCGTGCGGCTGCTGGGCGAACTGGGCCCCGCCCCGGCGCGCGAGCGGGCCGAGCGGCGCATGGAGGCCTGGCTGGCGGCCGAGGCCGGGCGGGCGCTGAAGCCGCTGAAGCGGCTGCGCCATGCGATCGAGAGCGGCGCCCTGACCGGCCTGCCGCGCGGGCTGGCGTTCCGACTGATCGAGGCGGGCGGG